TACTAATCCTTTCTTTACTACAAAATCCTTATTCGTTCCCAAGTTATCACCATAATTTCACTGTCCATCAGGTTATGAGTTGTGTTGTGCAGAGACTGTATGTATGCGCCCCGTCTGCAGTAGGAGTAAATCTCACTTCGATATTAGCACTATTGACTGTAGCATCCCAAGTTCCGATTACTGCAGAACCTGTGCTGATTTCCGCATAGTGAGTTAGGAAGGCATCTGTGCCGTTGTATGTGATGAGTATCTCACCCGCATCTGTATCTGCACTATCGTCCTTCTTAATATGATACAAGACTTTAGCCGCTCGGTATGTTGCCTTGGCGATGTTCATGAGAGATGTTTCGCCAGAAATTGATGCTCCACTACCTCTTGCTGTATCAATGATGGCTACTGCATCGGCGCTGAGTGTGGCACCTTGCACTTGTCCATCGGAAGTTAGATTTCTAATTGTGGCTACATCTCTGCTGGCGTCTACAGTTAGAGCCTTACTCGCTGCCACAGTCCCTACTGTAAGACCATCTAAGACTCCTAACTCGGCGGTTGTGAGTGTAGTAGAATCGAGAGTAAGCGAAGTATCTCCAGTAATTGTGCCCGAAACCGCCAGACTGGTTCCTGTAATTGCCCCTCCAGCAAGAGTGCCCGAAGTTGTGATATTAGACGAGCCTGTGTTAATTGTGCCGAAGCCCGATGTGATGCTACCTTCATTAAGTGCGGCCACTTTGGTAAGAGTCGAATTAACTACATTTATGCCAAGTGTGGTAGCGTTGAGAACTGATGTGCCAGCAATCTTGTATGCAGGAGTGGTGATGGAAGTCAAGTTCATGTGATTGTTAGAAGTCCATGAGTCGGTTCCATCCACCCAGATGAATGTCTTATCATCTCCGCTTGATTCAAGAGTAATTCCACCACCATCTATTGCCGCATCATTTCCGACACCGTTTCCAAGAGTAATGTTAGTATCGGCTACGTCAATCGTAGTGCTGTTCACCGTGGTCGTTGTCCCGCGCACGATGAGATGACCCTTCACATCAACAGTCGATGTTGCGGCAGTTGCGCCACCTGTGACTACAAGCACTTCAGCGAGAGCGCCACTTGTGGATGTCGCTACACTGAGACCTATCTCGCCGGTTTCTGAACCAGCAGTTGCTGCTGTCGTCTTTGTCTGTATCTTTCCAAAGGCTTGGTTATTTTGTGCAGCATCGTCGGAGTAAAAGGTAATTGCACCTGCTACATCTCCTGCGGCACCTGCTGCTCCCTTATCCTTTACAAAGCGCAGTTCAGAAGGACCATCTTGGTCGTTAGTAGTATTCTTAATTTGAACCACAGGTTTAGTGCTCGTGCTACTCTCAATACTCAGTAAAGGAGTCGTAATTGTGCGTGAAGTGCTACTGGTCATACTACTGGTAGCCTTTGTTTGTGCGGCATCTACGCTTATCACGCCACTGGAAGCAGTAATACCATCGCCAGCGAATAGCGTAGCAATCCTGTCCACTGTTGTCTTTCGGTTGGTTCCACCTGCGCCATCATCGACTATGAATAAATCACCACTCGCAAGTCCTGCACCGATGTCGGTCATTCCGTCAATGTCCAAAGAGAAAGTTAGGTCGTATGGGTCTCCGTCAGAGCCTGTTGATGTATCAGTCCAATTGATTTTTAATCCATTACCATCAATGAACTTCACTTCTTTGTCTTCATCAATTGTGACTTCTGTGCCGTCCCCATCTTCTAAGACAAATCCGCTACCCATTCCGTCTGCGCCTGAAGCAGAAGCAGACCAAACAGCATATCCAGCGCTGTTGTCCCAAGTCAAGACATGGGTATCGCTCGGAGAGTCTTGACCTATCTTGGTTATATTCCCCGAAGCATCAAAAGTAAGAGCCGCAGTTCCGCTCCGTTCTTTGAGACTACCACCATCATCAAGAATAATATCTCCTTTGAACTTAGCCGTGCCGCTAGTGTCCAGAGTCATTAGATAATTTCCAACATTGAGAGGATTGTCGGTGCTGCTTGCGACGTTATCATAATCCTTAGCCTTATATCCGATATGGAATACATTGGTTTGAATTTCGCTATTTCCACCCGCTCTGTTGGCTTGTCTTCCCACAGCCCAAGAGTTTCCTGTGCCGCTTCGACCTTGGGTGTATACTATTCCTTGACCAACATGGATATTTTCTGCTTGGTCTAAGAGCAAGGCATTACCTATTCCGTTGTAAGTAGTTCCAGCAACATCGTCGTTACCAATATCTGTATGAATACGGGCTTCCGCATAATTCATGCTGGTAGTAGCATCGGAACCAGATAAAGCAGGCCCATTGACTTGAAATTGAGTGTTGGTTTCTATTGCGGGGTTATCCTCATCAGCATTTTTAACTGAGACTTTTCCGGTTGTTGTAATTGATTGACTCGCAGTAAACTTTGCAGTGCTGGTGGCAAGGAGTGAAGTAAACTTACCCGAAGCCCTTGTAGAAGTGCCAATTGACGTATTATCAATCGAGCCCCCATTGATATCTACGGTTGTAAGAGTGCCCGCATCGGCCACAGTTCTACCTGCATTAGTCCAATTACCAGCCATTGAGGCGATAGTTGCTGCACCACCATCAGTTAATCCGTAAGCACCAACTGTGAAGTTACCTGTATCAATATCCAGTGCAACTTGACCTGAAGTACCGATAATTTTCAATTGCTCTTCACTAGCATCCCACAACATGTGGTCGCCAGAAGTGGCTGAATGGAATGTGACGTCTACGCCACTGCCAGCAGTGCCAGTAGTAACAGCGCCGGTCGCACTGAGTGTCGTGAATGCTCCTGACCTTGCAGTCGACTGCCCAATATCTGTGTCATCTATCGTGCCAGCGTTGATATCAACTGAAGAGAATACCGCCGTAGAAGCACTATTTGCACCGATAGCCGTGCCATCTATCGCACCGCTGTCGATGTTCACATTAGTCATTGCTTCATCGGAGAAATCAACTGCACCCGCTTGTTCGTAAGCGCCGAGTTTAGTGACTGTTAGCGTATCAGTAGCGAAAGCGAAATCGGCATCATCAGTCAATAAACCATTAGTGGAAGCAAATGGAACTCGACCAGAAGTCAATCCATCTGCAGTAATACTCGCTGCTCTGAAATTGTAAGCGCCGATATCTATGTTAGAAGTCGCTGTAATCCCAGCAGTTGTAAGTGCAGTAATTGTAGTAGCAGCGATTGTTCCTCCTTCGACTTTATCACCACTAATCTGATTATTAGCCAGAGTAAGAGTTCCGCCGGAAACATCGAGCGTTTTTCCAGAGCCAACTGTAACATCCGATGTGGCTATCGTCGCACCATCTATCGTGCCAGCGTCAATGTCTACCTTAGTGATATTCACTTCTCCAGACCCTTTCGGGGTGATATTGATGTCGATATTGGTATTTGAGCCATCTGCTGCAAGTGTCGTGCCTGTAAGCGTAACACCGGCTGCAGCGACATTCGTATCGAATATCCCCGCTTTTACAGTATGGTCGCTCGCAAGCGTCACATCCCCGTCTTCTACTACCAATCCTTGCTTTACTCTGAAATCTTTTATCGTGCCCATTTTCTATCCCTCTCATATTGTCATTGCTTGCCAAGAGACGCGCACGGTGATGTCATCGCTGCTCACCGTAGGTGTAACCTGTAATTCAACATTTCCACTCACGATAGCGACGTTATATGCGCCTTGGAGTGTGCCTCCGCCGCTTGTAACTACGCCATATGTAGTGAGATATGCTTCTGTAGCAGCCGCATTTGACCGCCCATTGTGTGTGATGACCATTTCTGCAGTTTCGTATATTCTACCAGTAGAGAAATCAGGGTCATCTCCCTCATTAGCCACTTCGACAAGCAGTTTTCCTGCTCTGAACTTCTGACTATGAAAGAGTACGATTCCAGTAGATGAAGTCCCATCATTGACTACTGTGGAGCCATTGTTAGAACCTGCTGCAAGAGTCCCACTACCGTATCCAAAACCAGTCTCCTTTACTTGGAATGTGGCCTCTGGGGAGGCTTGGAGTATACCGACTTTATCTCCGGCAGTATCTACTTTGAGCACATTCGTGTCGATTGTAACATCTCCGCTTCCAGTGATGGTGCCAGTAGTAAGTGCATCGAGATACCCAGTGGCGAATCTGATGGTGTTAGAACCTAAGTTCAGCGCACTATCTGCACTTGGGTAAATATGCTGATTGAATGTCCAAGCATCATTGGCATCAACCCATGCTATCGTCTTATCCCCAGTGCCACTCGATGATTCAAGAGTGATACCTCCTCCATCTACGGCAGCGTCGTTTCCTAAGCCACTACCGAGATTGATGTTTTTATCCGCCACGTCTATCGTAGCCACGTTCAATGTAGTAGTCGCTCCACTGACAATTAAATCACCAGTGACTGTGAGGTCGTCGCTTACAGTAAGCGTTCCACTCGCTGGACCTATTGACGTAATGCCCGTTTGGGCGGCATCGAGATTCAAAACACCACTGGATGCTGAAATGCCTGTGCCAGCCATAGCAGTAGCCAAATCAGCGATAGATTCTTTCTTGGAATTATTTGAGTCGTTAGCGTCAATGAATCCAATCGAATCGGCGGCGACATCCACAGCAGCAGCAGAAAGAGCATTCAAATTGGTGGCTATGGAATCCCCATCAAGAAGCACCTTTGAGGTATTGAAGTATAATCTTGAATCATCGGAATCGCGCCATAGCGTAGTTGCTGAACCCGGATTAGTAGCCGTGCCAGTGCCAAATTGCACACCCGTAGGCGCACTAATGAGGCCTGCTGTTGATACTACGCCTACAGTAAGAGTGTTCGTTCCAGCATTGTAGGTGAATACCCCTTCGCCAGAGAATCCGCTTGACCCATCATTATATTGAACATCACCAGTAGAGCCACCCGAAGCGCTCGAACTACTACTTGATGCGAATATCTTGACCCATGCGCTGCCGTTGTATGCAAATACTGCTGCTGACGCAGGACCAACGGTGGAATTGATACCAGACGGGTCGAATGCTATATTGTGAGTAGCAGAAGCAGCGTTGTTTACTGTCACCGTATGACTTGGAGGAAATGTGCCACTTGGCGTTAGTGTGATGTTACCAGTAGGCGTAGCATGAAAGAAGTTTGGCCCATCGAATCTGAAAGTCTGCGAAGCATTGCTCGTGCTGAGTTTGTCTGGACCGAGTCTGTATGACCTTCGTGCACCGCCCTGCTTACCGCTGAAGTAAAGCACGTTATCCCCAGCATTACTGTAAGACATCCATAGAGCGCCTAACTCGCTGTTAGTCAGTGCGCCATTTTCATCTCCACCTCCGTGAATACCATCTAAGTCAGTATGCATATCAACGCGATTTGAATCCGTAACAGTGGCTCCTACTGCGCCTGTGCTTACGGGAGTCATGTAAATTGGCGATGGACGAAGGAATGTTCGCCTATCGAGTATCTCTCCTCCGGCTGTAGTCATATCCAAATCGCCTGTGCCACTGGAATAAACACATTTCACTATCCCAAGAACCGTAGTTTGCTTAGACACGAGTGAACTATTGGGGTCGGAAAGGAATCCTTCTGGAGTTACAGGATAACCGCTTGACACAGGAGTGCCCATTTCTACATAGATGTTCTTCTTCGTACTACCTCCATCAGAGCAGACATAGACTACCAAAAGGACAGACTGACCAGTTGTTAAGGCAGATTGGTTCCCCTCTATACGACTATCTTCAAGCGTTACTGTATAATCATCGGGTGCATTGCTATCGTACCCTCCTCCGAATGCTACTACGATGCCATCAATGACAGCATACCCACCCTTAATCGTCAATACATTGGTTGAAGCAGAAATAGCGCCGGGCATATCCGCAGGTGTATTTCTATCACCGTCTCCTACTGCCCCGTCTTCTAATGCTAAGATTCCATTACCATGAAGCCCCTCATAGAGATTAGTAAAAGATGGAGAGAGTATGTAGTCTCCATCTGTTAGACCCGTTGTATGTCCAGATTTCGCATTATCGCCCATTTACTCACTTCACCTCTACTACTAATTGAATCTTCATTTCGTTATTTGCACTTTTCACTATTGGCCTGAAAACATGCCTTGTGATGGGTGTGAAACCGCTCGCTCCGCGTAACTGGACATAGACTTCCTTCAAAGTCTCATCGAATGTATCGGCTGTGCTGAGTGTTCCTTCGACAAGAAGCGTCGCATTATCAATCACTTTTACCGTTGGAATGATGGTAACGGCAGGACGACCTGCAGAGCCATCACTGGATGTTGCCGGAGTACCATCGAATCCTATTACCATCTCATTGATGTTCGATGCAATCGTATCAATCATCAATCTCTTCAAATGGTCGTTCGCTGGCATTAACTTTCACCTCGCATGATTACTACGGCACTCTTGTTCAAGCCTGTAGGCTTGATGGTATATGTTGTAATGCCATCATTGATGGTGTTTGCGCCTCCAACCCCTCTTCTATTTGCATTTTTTCCAATTATGAGGCCAGAAGACGACACTTGTCTTAATGTGATTATCGGCGTTATGAAAACATCCAATGAATCAAAGAAGGAAAGATTCTCATCCACAATCTGACTACTCTTATCTGGATTCTCAATTGAGCCTCTTGAGATGCTGCCTTTCGTGATACTCTGCAATACGCCCTCTATGCCAGTATCTAATGTTAAGAATGTGAAATCACTCATCCTATCGCTCAACTTATGCTTTGATTCCATTACTACATACATATTGTTGCCGTATTCAACTACACTACCCGGTCTCAAATCCCAAGCATCTGGATGTCCATTTGTTACAATAGCCCCTCTCATAATTGAGTTTGCCTTCAATATCTGTCTTGCGACCTTCTTTGCACTCTGCACACTGCTTATCGACGCATCGTATATTGGTGTGGTGTTTTCGAGAATGTCCGTATCGAACTTACCCTGCTGTCTTGCGCCATCGTCCATAGTGAGTATCAATTTCTCATTCAGAGCAATGGCCTCGCCTTGAACAGTAATTCGATTCTCTGTATTTTCCACTGGACTCTTATCTTCACTTCCACTTCTAAATTGCGGGTTTAGTTGTTTAATTCCGTTTGAAAAGTTGAATGGCACGTATTGTAGCGCGCCATAGCGATTGAATATCGAAATCCTGTTATCATGACGAGAGATGAATCTCAATGCAGATAGCAGATTAACACCATTGAAATCTGCAGCAAGATACGTATTGCTTACCTTTCTTCTATTTTTACCCAAGTTCGCTATTGTAGGCGAATCGCCTATCGTCACAGCAGTGACGGTGCCAGTGATAGAATTACCCAGTTTCATTGCCAAATCCGTTGTTCTCAACCCCACATCTATAATTTGACCAAAGCGCAGTGTTTCTTCATTGAATCCTAAATCCTTCAATGTGTTACCTTTCAGGTTCCTTACATTCACCCTTACTCCAGAAGTCGTACTTTCATTACTACCTCCTATGATTCTATTCGACGGCTTATTCACACCATACATCAGAGATGTAGGCGTGTCTTTCCCTTTTCCTGTCCAGATAGTGCCTTTCAATGAATGCCCATCTGTTTCGTTATGAGTGATATGCATACCAGATTCTGATTCTACAAATGTGTAGGTCTTTTCTGTCGCTAAATCGTAGTTCTGAGCATTCCTTGTCTCAATTGTAATTTTGCTCTTATTGCTACTTTGAGGCTGAATCTTAGCATAATGAACTGCGTTATCTACGAATACGGGCTGTCTAACATCGTTCATTACTGAAGTAAGAGTGGTATCGAAACGACCAACGGAAGATTGTATTAGCGTCATGCTCCATCCCCACTATGGTCCGTGATGCTAAATGAAATGTCCCCTTTGTGCCCCTTAGAATGCAACGCTTGACTAAATCTTGGCTTAACAGAGAAGTCCATTCGCTTCATTTCGTCATCTGTGTCTTCTTCTTGCCGCCTTCTTGGAGCATCGGAACGATGATGTTGTAGCGTATTATCAGAAATGACTAATCTACTCACTGTTGAGTTTAGACTCTCCTTGTCGAATCCAGAAACTTCTGTTCCGGGTAGTTTAGGACCGAAACTCGTTGGTGTCGTGAAAGCCCCTGTGGGGTCGAATACGAATACTGGCAAGTAGGGTCCATTGCCGTCCGGTAGGCTTCTTCCAGATGCCAGATTCCCAGTGGCTGCTCTTCCATTACTAACTTCATACGTAAAGAGACCATATTTTCCACCAGACGATGCAAAAAGGTAATTCTGGTCGTATTGAGGAGTGCCAGTAACAATTGAATTATGAATGCGATATACCTCTGTATGTTTAGAGTCTAAGGTTCTAATTGGTCGAAGTAAGAACTTTACATTCTTGTCTTTTTCGTTGTTTCTCACTGATTTTGAGGTGTAGTCATCTGCATCTTGATATGGATTGCTCGTATCATTACTTCCCGTCAATGAAGCCACTCCCCAATTCGTATCATCAAATAACCCAGCATAATTACTTGCATCTAACACATAGGAACCGCCATAGGGTCTGAATGCATTAGTGTGAGAATAGCGATGCACTGCACTTACTGGAGAGCCATTATTCTGCCTTCCAAATGCGCCACCTGTATAATCAACGTCGGCTATCGTGTTAGTGCCAACTTGGAATCCACCGTGTAGAATGACCCGCTGACCTACATTTCTGTCTGTATGAAGACTATGCGCCTCAGTATTGATAGCAATGTGGTTTTGCTCTATTCCTTCAGTCACTTCGGCGTCTATTCCAATTCTGGGACTTGTTCTCGATATTGCATCCTTGTGAGGAGAAACGCCTACAAACTCTTCAATTCTATCACTTGCGACAGCCTCTGGCTTCAGTAACCCATTACTGTCTATCGCTAATTTAGCACTAATCCCCCTCTTGACTTCATCGGCTTGCAGTATAGCGTTACGGGGTCTCAGCAAACCATCTCCGAAGAGAGGTTCAGCAGTATTATGACTCAAGACTACACCCGTTTTATGGATAGGAGCCGAAAGTTCAGTAAGCACATCCTCATTAAATCGCGTTGGATAACGCACACCGCGACCATTACCCATATCTCCTACACGCATAGAGTGAGTTGGCGCAAATACATCTACCAAATCATGACCTGTATTAGTTGCGTGTAGATTCACATCGTTGTTTGTGCCACCAAATCTCGGTATCGTAGTCGTCACGCTCACATTGCCGTTAGATAAGTCAGCCACGCCCTTCATATTGAAAATCGGTTTAGCGTTATTCCAGATTCTCCGATATGGGCTTCTGCTATTCCTTCTGTCGTTCTCATAAGCGTCACCACAGTCCCATGCCGGTCTGATGCCGAATCCACGCACTGGAGCACGCCTTACGTCCTCTCCGCGCTCGTTGCCCCACCAATCCACCAGATAATACTGAGAGGCCTCAGATAGGCTTGTTTTGTCCATAGCCACTTCATCTCCCCACCAGTCTCTTTGAGTTCCTGCGTTATTGGTTAGTGTTCTCACAGGAGTCCCAAAGGGTCTGGTCATCCTTCTACCGTCGCTATAACGCACTTGCCAGTCCGCTTGGTCTTGAGCCAGCATTCCTGTGAAATTGGTCTGTCTTTCCATAATTCCAACATATGTGGTAGGATGAGTCGCATTGGAAAGTCCCGAACCGCCTGCATAAGTCCATGTCGCAGTTTCAGTCTGAACCAGTGGTCCAGCGTCATAATCAAGGGTTTTAATGCCCGACCCTGTTGGGCTTGCCTCATAGACTGCTCTGGTCGGACTGAGACCGTATGTAGGCCTGTTACAGGCTTGACGTATAGCGTTACGGTAGCCATACGGTTTTCTTCGAGAAGACCCCATAGCGGCCGTTGTAATGCCTGAAGAGACAGAATAACTGCCGTCATCATCGCTATCTACCCATTCTCGAAGGTCGCTGGAAGTGAAATTGGGATTTCCATCGCTGTGATTGTGCACATTCCAAGATGCGCTTGCATAACTGAAAAGGTCAAGTTTGCTGACATGAGGGCCGCCACGACTCCCACAAGGCCAGAAACCGCTCAACATTACATCGGTTCCTCCTGCTTGGTGGTCAGTGCCAGTTGTAGCAGCAACTGTTTCTCCTGTCTTCGATATGTTAGGTGTCATAATTAGGAAGTCAAATGGTCCAGCACTCATAGCATGTGTAAAATCATGATAATGTATAGTCTCAAAGTGTTCTGGCATTGAATTATATGATGCTTTATCCACAGCAACACTTCCCCAAGTAGTTCGACTATCTGAAAAATATGTATTTGGCCTTCCTAAATTAGGATGCCACATACATAAGAAAGCATCTGGTATATGAGATGAATATGTATCACGATTACCATTCACTATATCTGGTAGTATATTCGCAAATACACTCTTCTTTCTATCTGTAAGTAGTTTACTTGCAGATAATGTATTGTATGAATGCGACAATCGTAGTTCTGCACCATCGTATATGTTATCCCAGAAATTATCTGCACCTGATTTAGCAGCCAAATAGATGGTATTAGGCACATTCACATTTGCAGCATCATTACCGCTTCTCTTTGTATACGGTTTAGAATAGATATCCCCATTCTTTGCCGTGTATTCAATCTCCTGAGCGTAATGAGAGGTTAATGGGAATAGATTTGCATTGTCTACGGTAATTGTCCCACCTGTATTGAAGGATTCAACAATGCATTTTGGATTGAGACTGACAATTTGTTGTAGTTTGGAGTATATGTCGAGGTATGTTGAGGTATATCCATTGATAGTTTGTTGATTGCCTATACTTCCAAACCCATTTCTTGAATACATGAAGTAATCATCTGGTGCATATTGCGATAGTTTTCGGAAGTTAGACGCGGGCACTCCGTTCTTGTGAAGTATACTCCACCATGGTATGTGTAATGTGTGACCCGGCGAAGAGTCTGAGAACATAGTTGAGTAAGGAAACCCTCTTCTTGTAAATGCGGGAGACTCCGTCATCTGTATTCCATGTGCATTATGAAGCATTAGTGGAGGCGTATTCGTGAATTGACTACCGAAATCAGGATTAACATCGAGCATGGCTTCGTTGATGAATACCTCACAACCACGCACATCTGCTTGTGTGGCTTTTGCCAAAACTAATGTTAGCCCGCCTTTTGCAGTGCTCTCATTGATGCCTATTACCGTGTTTACTTGCTGACTGGTAAGTTCTGTAGTGATGTTGTTGTGGAAACCAACAAGTTGGTTATTGAACAGATTTGGTTGTATGATGATTTGATAGGCTCCAACTTCAGCAGGGTCGGGGAAGTGCTTTGCGAGTGTGTAGTTGGCTGCGGCTTCGAGAACGATGCTATGTCCGCCCGCTTTGTTCACTGCGCCCGCTAATGAACCAGCAGAGGCCAAAACACCGTAACCGTCATACTTCAAGCCTGTTTCAAACATCAAAGTGAATGCTCCACCATGAATATCGCTTGGGCCAGAAGGTGCTGCGTTTATGCCACTGAAGTTGATTTCAGCATCCATTGGATGAGTATTGTCTTGCAGTGACGTGCTTTCTGTTCCGCCATATTGCGTTACCATAGAATTGTTGATACCCGATTTCTTGTTAATTGCAGTGGTGTGTTCGTCGAAACGAGCGGAATCTGTGAATCCAACACTCATGTTGTAATCAGCAAGATGACGATTATACAGACTCTGATATGCAGGATGAGCCCAGTGTCCGGGCAGCATAGGCATTGTGGGCGTGATGAAGTGATGTCCCATTCTGGGATATGGCATAGGCGTCATCTTTGGTTTACTGTATGCATTGTATGCTATCGTATCACTGGCAAAATAGCGCGTATGGGCCATATCTGGGGAATTTCCAGATACTTCAGCATGGTCACGTAAGCGTCTTGACGCAAAGAAACGCGTGCTTCCACCGGGTATATAGTAAGATGGAACAACTTTCAGAGCAGTAGTTGTGTTTTCCGCCATAAAGGCAGTAAAATCAACATCTCCTACAATCTCCATGGTTGTATCATTTTCAGCAAGATATGAGCAAACAACTCCTTCATCCGTTATGGGATTATACACTCTGAGGAACTTTCTTCCGTCCTTCGCCTCTTTCGTTCCAAATCCTGCATTGAAAACCTCAGTATTCAGTGCCCCGTCTATTGTAAGAACGCCAGTCTCAGCATTCCAATTATTTGCACCAAGTGTTTGTGTAACCGATACACTATCGTTTACCACACCGTTAGTATGACTGTAAATAGTCGGATAACGATGAGTGTGACTGTGTCCCATCTTACAGACATGGAAGAATAGAGTCCTATCATGTAATTCGTAGGACGTATGTAGTGGCTCGTTATTTACCCATGCTCCTACTTCAGAATCGAATGTTATGGGGTCTATTCTCTCCCAATTATGGTCTTCGTATGTCGGTCCTTTTCTTGGCCCCACTACACTGTTATCGAAAAGATGGCCTATTGTGTCGGCACCTAAATCTGGGTGTATCATACCTCCTGTTCCCATAGTTTCGTTCTGATAGGCTTGCAGTGGGTCGAATCCTGAGCGCACTACGATATTTCCCGGTATGGAATCGGGATTCGGTAGTTGCACTTTGAGATTAGGAGTCTTTCCAGAGTTAGCGAGTGCTGGTCCGTTGCCTTCCACGCCACGATTTTCCGGCGTGCGGAAGCCACGTATGATAGTCCCCAGCGGACTACCACCCTCTATCTTGTGTGTTTGCCCCGCATCATCTGTTACAGTAATACTCTGGAATTGTATCTCTTCATTCGGTATAGTAAGCACATTCCCCATCTTGTATGGGTGTTTCCTCATCAACTCAGGGTGTGCAAGTTCCTGCGCTTGTAACACAGGTAACATAGCGCTATTTGTTGTCTCGAAAGTAAATCTAACATTCCCATACAATTTTTCTCCTGTAGTGTAGGCTGTGTTATTCTTCACCCTCGTCATCCACGGCACTGCACCAAGGCCTCGTGCGTTGATAGTGGGTAAACTGAGATTGCCGCCATCCATTCTTTTCCAAACTATGTGTTCGACTGAGAAGTTTTTTGCTGCTGAGTTTTTATACATGTCAAATGCATTCACGTCACCCATCCAATACTCGTTAGGATAGTTCCCGCTTGCAGTATAGGAATATCCAGTGCCGTCCATATCTTGATGGTTATCAGATACATTACGTTCTGCATCTTCACTTTCAAGAAGCACAGAACCAACAGAGTAGTCTAAATCGAAGAGTAAATCACCAGTCTTAGCACGTCCGGGTGTTGCGTTCTTGAGATTGAGGTCATCTGATACTGCACCGTGGAAATATGTCCCGACATCGCCATTAAATGGAGCATCAGAGGAATTGTCTGCGAGAGCATTTGCTATCGTTGGAACAGTTGTGTTATCTACAATTAGAGCCTCGACATTAGGACCAGCGTTTGCAGGTGCAATAAAGCGGTCTTGACCGTGGAATCTTTCATCCCATAGTGTAGTTCCAGCATAATGGATGGGGTCAGTTCCTTCGCCCTTAACATGTAACCAATCACCTGTGGCCGTAATTGCATCTCTATCGAACTTCGCTATCAAAGAACTTTCAGAGTTGTAACTGACTACAAGGAATGCATTACTATACAATCCCTGTGGCAATGAGAGTTCCTTTGGTAAAGTGGTTGATATCTCGTAATTTGTGGGTTTTGCCCATTGGTTTGAGTTATCCGTAGTATCTGTGTCCTTGAAGTAGCCTTGTCCATTAGCAGGTGTTCGCCCATTAGCATCTAATGTATAATTTGTATACAGACTTGCCTTCGTGATGTAAGTATCAAGGTTATCTCCTGCGCCATTGATGGTAGGAGTGCTTTCGGGACTATGTCGCATAGGAGCAACTACTGGAACTGTGCCGTATGTGCTCATAACGGAACCAGCAGAGCCGTATGGTGAGAATCCCAGCATTGAATGATATGCTCCTAATCCAGCAGCATATCCGGTTGCTGTAGTAGTCGAATCATTCTTCGTTACGCTGGTGCTTATCTTGAGACTATTGAGATATGAATACCGCTCTCCATGCCAACCGGCCACACCTACTGGCCTCGTCCTGTCTATTGCATCAACTATGCCTGAGAAGTGAACTTGCGTCATGTGGTCTCGTGCACTTACATCTTCGTTGTTGAATTGCATTATTCCGGCTTTACTCCAAACATACAGATTACCACTCAAAGTCGTAGGATTGCTATTTGCATTGCTTGCTTTGTGATTAGCCCATGTAGTATCATACTCAAATACAGTCTGGCCTCTTATCGCATTAGGTGCAAGATGGAATCTTACTTTCCAATCACCTCCTGAAGCAATTACGTCACGAGAGTGATACACCGCCCAACCGGGGTCCACAGAATCCCCTTCACTGTCATCATCGGTATTGACTCTCAGCCAACCCGAAGCGGGAATCTGTTCCAATAGTGTTTGGCTGGCATTTACGGCGCTTTCGACATATTGCGGATAGGTGCTATGATTGTAAGAGCCAACAGTGCCTAAATCTACCCATCCATAGCGGTCTTGTCGCATTGCATTACCCATAGAAGGCATGTGAGTGCCTCCCATACTCTTGAGTGCTCCAGCACCGGGGAAAGCGTTGATGGCTGCTCCTACTACAGTTGCGAGTTCTTCTCCATTCTGACATCTTGTCCCATCTATCAGGATGTATTCGTTCTTGGTGTTTCCAATTGAGAAATCTGTGCTACTACCGATATAATCCTGTATTGTAGCCATCAAGGGTCCAGCGACTCTGAAAGCAGTAGGATGAATCTGGTTATCTCTTGTCCATGTGCTTGATGAATTACCACCAGTAATCCGAGTATTCTTCTTTGGATGAACTGGATTAAACGTAAACTGATTATCTAACCAAGACCCACCTGCGTGGAAACCCCCATCCATATGGAATACCGTATCGGCACCCATCGTAATGCCGTAACCGATAAGTGGAACATGCATTTTAGGATGCACTTGCTCGAAATCCTCTGCATTGTGTATTGAGTCGTCATTCAATAACTGACCATACATCCTACCATGCTCCGGCCTCTGGAACAGGCCCGCACTACCACTGTTAGCCGAGTTCTTCCAACAATATCCAGCAGGAGTCTCCCAATTCACCATCGCTTTCCAATGGAAGCCAGCAGTAGCATTGTAGTATGATTTTGAGTGCGGTCTATACTTTCCTTGGTCATTGACTATCGAGTTCGGGAACTTATTGTTAGAACCGCCTAAAGAGGGCACGCTTGCCCAAGAATTACCAGTATAGATGATTCTACCAGAGAAAGGCTCCAGTGTGTTGTGGCCCGAAGCAGCATCTGCGACTTCCTGTGTGAATGGGAATGCCTGCCCCGGTCCAAAGATGATATATGTCGTCTTGTTGTCGATATCTACTCCATCAACATGGTCTTCATAACGTGCTGTAGGATGAGTGAATCGTAATACGAGAGGAACTGGTTTGGCCTTTATCTCCCCTGTGCTGGCGTAAAGTGAGCCCCCTCTACCCAAATCTGGTGAGAGTATGTTGTCTCGATTGAATGCTGGTGGATTGATACTACCTCTGTGTTGGTTGCAGAGAGCCGCACCGGGGAAGAAGGCAAACATAGCATTGCAGTCCATCATAGCGAAACTGGTAGATATCTCGTTAGCGTTCTGTATACCAGCCACTCCCGTTGGACCATTAGCGTATGGATGTGTGTAGAATGTGGAGTAGTCATTATTAGTGCCGTCATTCACATCGAGCGTAACGCCACTGAATCCGCCTCCGAAGTAAAGAGGCACGCTGTGGTCGCTGCTGCTTTTTCCCCCTCTGAAATATACAACCGGTTCTGAGAAGACACTACCTATGGAGCGCAGTCCATCGAAATCTCTGTTATTGCTAAGTGATAGAAGATTATTCCAATATGGTGCGTCTCTTGTTATGTTACCTTCAGCGTTTTCGATGTCCCAAGAAAGCACGGTTGAACTGGTCGCTCCCCTCTTACTCTCAGCGAAAAGAGAATCCTTCTCATTCAACCATACTTTCTTTTTCTCTCCGAATGATGGGATATTACCCGAATCATTTCCAGCGGGTATCATAAAGTGGAACATGGCAGCGCCGAGTGTTGCGCTTGTAAGCCAACCTACTCCACCAGCAGAACCAGTCAATCTCTTGTTTATGATACTGCCATCAGGCAAACTCGTCTGAGTTCCTCCACCTATTGTGAATGAAGCAGTGCCGTTTACTACAGTGACCTCTCCTACCACCTTACCATTATTCGTAGCGACTATGTCTCCTACTGCTATATTGGCAGAATTTCCTGTGTCTATCGCTATTGCATCTGTCCAACCTATTGGATATCCAGCAGCGTAATCTGTTACCAGATTAGGCGTAGTAGGAATAGCAGTCCAACCCATATTTAGCACAGAATGTGGAGTATCAATATGCGGTAAGATATGGTCGCCGGACGACCTCGTATATCGTATACCCTTGAGATTCTCTCTCCATTCATTGATATTGACTGGAGTATTCTTAGAATCGACCAAATTAGGTGTTGCAGTATTAGCATGAGGACCACGTGCAAAGGAACGAATCTGCAAGAGGGTATAGGGGATGTAGCCGCAGTCTATGCCTCTGCTATCATCTATCAATGCGTCTGTGACTGCACGAGATGTGGCATAATTCGACCCGGTATCGAAGTCCCAGTCAGCAGTACCTGTGGGTCTTGTAACCTTTTTGACCTCTCCGAACTCAAGATGAGCCGCTTGAATGCCAAAGTCACGATGAAGAGTAGCAGAAAACGCCTCATTTAGAGGAATTACCGGCTTCTGAGTATTGTATGCCCGAATGCGCACAGCATTTTCGCTGACGCCCCATTCACCGAAAGTTCGCCCGTCTGCCGCATACATCTCAGTACAATCGAAGATATGCCCATCTTCGGTATTTACTTCCCTTCCAGCGTTTATTGCGGCGGCAGTTACGGCAGCCATAAGTTCGTCAGTGACAAGAGTAGTCCAATTCAATACAGGAGTGATGAGATAATTCGTATCAGTCCAACTTGGTAAACCTGTGATACCGTAGAATACATTACCATCCCTTCTTGTGTATGAGAGAGTCAGACCAACATCAGCGTCGCCATCGCCGTCAATATCCGAAATCTGTATCAGACCGTTTTCTCTTGGGAAGCCCAAATATCCTAATTTATCATCAGAAAATGCAGCATCGAAAGGCGCAGGGAACGTTATCGTCATTTTAGTGCCCGATACGGCCGTGCCGACGTAAGCAGCAATACTTGGAGCATGAACTCCTCTCCATCTTGCTCCTTTCCACGAACTCGATTCTATGGACAATACACCAAAATCCATTCTACCCGTAGCGTCTCCTGTGCCGTGCATGTGATTACCGACAGTAAATCCGCCTTGTGCTACGTCTCTATCATCAAAGAAAACGCAGACCTCCTCCTCTATTGTTGAAGGTAAGGTGGTGTTCTCATTGGCGAAAGAATCACCCATCTTCCGATATACGAACCTTAGCCCAGACTCAGAACCAACATTGTCCTTGAGTCTAAAACCGTATAATTGACCGCTACCTATTGCGTCAGACAACTTATCTACAGTTGGCACATGACTGCTGTATGATGTCACCGAAGATGAACCGTATCGCTTATTGAACTTGGTATCTCCAATCTTTCCGAAGCCCCAAATCCCAGCATCTGGCGCCCAACCGGGCACTCCACTGGCTACCAGTCCTCCGAAATTGATACGAGAGGTTGCTCTACTGCCAACTCTGAGACCTTTCACAAGTGTGGAAGATGAACCCTTGAGCGAGAAAGATTCATTGTTTATTGTGTTGTGATTCTTTCCACTTACTGTATCAGATACTGCTCTAAGAACACTATCTTCCTCAAACTCAGCAACGCTTCTGACTTCCTCTCCGCTTTCTTCTGCAGTGATATACTGCTGTAATGTGGTGATTGGGGCAAATGGTCTTCCATGCTTATTCAGAGGCAATGGCGCGGGATGCATATTCTCCCCCTCACCCTCTTCGGGCAATGCCCAGAAGTTACGCCACCTTCCACCATGACCGATGAGGAACTGCGGTTGATAGGGGTGTTGTCCTGTGCTATTGTCGAGCCATGTGCAGAAGTTCCTGCCAGTAGCGCCGGGCACTGTGCTGTGAATCACTACCGTGTAACCTGTATCTCCGTTCAAATCCTGAACTTCTCTGCCGATATGGGCACGAATATACCCCATGTGAGTTCCTCGGTCATTGTTATCGGTATGCCAGAATGGTGCAGGGTCGTGCGCGGAACCATCTGTATAACGAGCGTTTAGAGCAGCATGTTGGTTGATTAATCGCACAATTTCCTGCGCTGCTGCCTCAGTATTGACTACTCCATCCTTCTGAGCAACCTCACCGCAGTCTATCGTAAGCCTCCTAACGAAGTCCATGTCCTTCCACTGAGGCAGATGTTGGAGTCTACTCTCTTCGTGAGATGACAAGTCAAGTGTCGTGCTACGTATTCCTTTTAGACAAAGGAAAGCGGGAATCACTCTGGTCCCATCTGGAGTATCAAAGAATGTTGAAGGGTCACGGAAGGAACAGTTTGTCGTTCCGTTTCTAAGTCTCACCAGTTCATTCGTAAAGGTATCAAACGAATCAACTGGTATTCTGGTAAATGAGTGATAACCATCTGCAACCTT